TGAAACAAATATTTGTTTCATGTACCTTTTGAATCGCTCCTACCTGATTCAAAAAGTTTACGTAAAGATAAACTATTTTTAATTCTTTTCCCCAATACTTTTAATATTTTCCATTCTCCCTTCCTCTATGAATCCACTGCCCTGGCTACCTCCTACTATCTTCAAATACTGGTTCTCCACAGAGGCAGAGTTTATAATAGTCTGTGCAACATTGGCAATGACCTTTGCTTTTTCAAGGTCATACTTGGAGTCGGGGTCGCTTAGTTCTTCAAGGACAACGAAGAGGTGGTTGCGGAGGTCGCTGATTTTGTTTTTCATCTGATTATTATCTATTTTGGTTTACAAATCTTTTAAAACAGTCGTATAAATTATCTTCTGATGTTCTGCCATACCTTCTTTTATCATCACCAAACATTTCTAATTTATACTGTAAATCATGTAGTTTGTTAAACACACCTAACTCTTTAAAATCATTAAATTCATTAACTACTTTGTACTTATATTCCTCCATGGCTTGAGCTAATATGCGAGCTTCATCTTTTGTTAGTCTCATTTTACTTTTTGTTTAATCTGGTTTATTAAAATTTGCACTTCCTTTAACTCTGGTGTTAACTTAGCATGGTTGCGATTAAGCATTGCCAAGTCCTTCCTGGATACAAGGCAAAGGTTGCTAATGTCATCATTGTATTTATCTTGGTCAATCTTGAATACACACATATCATTAGGCACCGGCCCATGCACTTGTTCCCAGTTGTAACGGGAAACTGCCATCCATTTGTGATTGGCGTATTTAATTTCATTGTAGTTATTAATATTTCTGATGCTGCCTATTGGCAATGTATTGTGTGGTATTTGACCTTTCTTAAATACTCCTGTGAGCTTTGCAATATGTTCAGAGGACAATTTTTGTCCTTTGCACCACGGCACATGACCTTTTTTAAAATTACTACTTAATTGTAAATTATTTTTACTTCCTTTTGCCATGATTCTCATTTTTAGTAAACAACAATCCCCAGGATGTAACTTCATTTGCATCACGCATATAATCAAAGCCATGCTTTTTAAACAATGCTATCCATTCATCTTTCTGCTTTATGTTAATGTGTCCCCATTCAATGTCCCATTCTGGAATAGTAGAAGTAAATGGAGTGGAGGTAAAATAGAAATATTTCTTACAACCATTGTAAAGCACTGGCATTACTTTTTTTAACTCTGCATCTGTCAAATGTTCAAATACTTCGGTGCAATAAATAGCATCGTAACTGCCATGCGTTTTAAATTTACCGATTAAATATCTTCCAGGATCAATACCTTTACTTATAGCAAAGTCTCTTTCATAAGGATTAATATCATAGCCGACGTGTTTATACAAGCCTACACGCTGGCAGGCAGATAAAAAGAAACCTAACCCACTACCAAATTCAAACACAGATGTACATCCCATGATTTGCAATGTCCTTGCACCGTTTATATGCAGATTCACCAATGATTCATAAGAACGCGTTGTGAAACCAAGTTCTACTGATTTGTCAAAAAAGAATTTATTGTCTATCATTTTAATATTCCATTTCAGGAAAACTGGCTTTTACTGTCCAGTATTCTGTTGATAAATTACTTCTTACTTTCCAAAGATTACTTGTATGGTAGCCAGACTTATAAAAGCATTTACAAGTTGCATCTACTATTTCCTTCGCACTCATGCCTCTGTTGTACTTTGATAACATATACCTCTTACAATTCTTATACCTTGGTAAATTTAATACATCTGCCCAACCTTGCACCATGGCATTGTAGGAAGAGAAAGCCTGGAAGTCGCAAGGTATCTTTTTACCATTCTTATAGCAATCATCCATCGCCTTCATCTTTGCACCGCTGCCTCTGTATTTTATTCCACCAGGGTTTAATGCTTTAGCCATCAACTTACTTTCTATTCCGGCATTGGTAGCCTCAATAATAAAGAAGGCATAGATAACAGAGATTGGTAGATTAGTTTTCTTGTGCATGGTATAAAAGAAATCTTCATACATAAAACCTAACCAAATCCTTCTTAAATCTACAAGACTTTTGTTTTTTAATCTTTTAAATCCTTGATCCTCTAAAAACTGTCTTAACTCCTCCACATCCATGCCCTTTATCTGTGTGCCTGGCAGGTTCTTCATGTCAATAGTTTGCAGATTATCCTGTGGATATTCTTTTGCAGGGTTTGGGGCTGATACCTTGGTAGATTTGTAGCCCTGGCCAACAAGGGAGATGTAAAGGGAGGAGGCAATCATGAATAAAAGCAGGTAGCCTTTTACTTTTGTTTGTTTGTTCATACTGATTTGTTTATTAATATTAATAATTAATTTTCTTCATAAATAATATCTAAACCATATTGCAAGGCAACTTCATGCTCAATCTTACAACCTCTTGCATTTTCCCATCCTTTTGCAAAATAAACAGTGGTGCATTCGCTCATATATTCAAGTGACTTTGCTAAAAAACATACAGGTATTTGAACAATTCCTCTTAAGTTCATGGAATCTTGAGAATACCATTCATCTTTAAAGTAAGTATTTAAAGGCTCTAAGTTTTCTTTTTTGGCATATTCAAGAAACTTGTTTTGAGCGTTAGTAATTTGTTCCTCTGTTAAGCCATTCATTGGCTGACTAATCATTATTTTTTTCATAGTTATTTATTAAAATTGTTTTTAAAATGGTAAGTCACCATCTACTCCTTCAAATGTAACCTTGCCAGTCGGAGCAGCGGAGAGGGGTGTAGGTTCAGCGGTAGGCTTTCCTCCAAATTCAAGCGAGGTTACACGGCAGTTAATAACGGCAGCTGGTTCACCGTTCTTTTGTGTGTAGGCATTTACTCCACCACTACCTTCTACTACAATGTAAGTGCCCTTTGTAATAAATGGCTTTAGTTTTTCTCCTCGCTCTCCCCAAACATTGCAGCTTACCCAGATTGTTTTCTCTGATGGCGTTGCATTGTAAACCTTTTCAGTGTGAGCAACACTAAAAGAACATACAGTAGTATCACCAACGCTTTTTAATTCAGCATCTTGACCTACTCTTCCGGAAACAATTAATTTTATCATATAAATTTATTTTTTGCAAAGTTATATATTTATTATATATTTGCAACATTAAAACAAATAAATATGGAAAAAATTATTTCTTTTAAGACTGGCAAAAGGATTTCATTAGAAAAAACTATTGAACACGTTTTAGATAATTACAAGAAATGAAGTTAACTACATTTACATCATCTAAAAGTCAGGCTACTGATTATTACCGTTCACTTGGCCCATTTACAAGGTTAGCTTTACAAAAAAAGTTTGAACACGTTATTTGCCAGCAGGAAAGAGCGCAGTGGTATGATATTTATAACACTGACATTGTATTAATACAACGACCTAACTCTACGGCATCACTGGGAATAATGGCAGATGCGAAAAGGATGGGAAAGAAGGTGATTATTGATTTTGATGATCACCTTTTAGACGTGCCAGAAGATAATCCGGCTAATCATTATTTTGCTAATCCACAAGTACAAAAGCAAATACAAGATACTTTCCTATTTGCCGATGCTGTCATAGTATCTACTAAAAAGCTATACGACCTTTACTATCCCATGTGCCAGGGAAAGATACCTATGTTTGTCATACCTAATGGCTGGAATCCTACTGACCTACCAATGTTCGAAGTAAAGGAAAGGCATACTCCTACAAGGTTTGTTTGGCGTGGAGGATCTACTCACTTTGCAGATTTACATACTATCAAGGCTGAAATAAATCAGATGATAGAAATGGATACAGAAGTCACATTCTTTGGCTTAAATAAGTTTATGATGTATGACTTAAATAAGAAGGCTATCAATATTGACTGGTCTTCTATGTTTGTCTATTTTACATTTATGCAGCGTATAGAAGGTGACTTTGGATTCTATCCATTAGTGCGTAATGATTTTAATCAAAGTAAAAGCAATATATTTGCCATAGAGTGCATCGCTAATGGTATGCCAGTCTTAGCAGATAGTTACTTTCCGGAGTTTAATATGCCTGGTGTTATTCCTTATAGCAATCCTAATGAGTTTATAGAGTTAGTGACTAATATAGTTAATGGCAACATTGATAAGGTAGTAGCCGTTAAGAGTGGTAGAAACTATGTTAAGGAAGTACTACACATAGACTTACTAAACAAGAAGCGATGGGAGATATTAAAAGGTATATAGTATGCCATACATAAGCAAGGGAATAGGTAGTACCATACATAAGGCTAAGATGCAGCGCACACCAAGCGGTGAGCAAGGTAGCTATAATAACGCATGGCATAAGATGTCTAAGGCTTATCGTCGCGCTAATCCATTGTGTGAATGCTGTATAGTATTAGGTATTATGACAGACATAACACCAGGTGATTATAAAGGATGTGTTGACCACATGATACCTATTACTCGTGGTGGTTCAATGTATAACTTAAACAATCTATTAGCGTTATGTAAGTCATGTCATGATACTAAGTCTATCAATGAGAAGACATCTATAGCACCTGTTACCTTGCACATGGATACAGATGGCAAGTATGTACCTGCGAACAAGGCACAGGTGGTGGCATGGTTAGCGGACAAGGTGCGGAAGAGGATCGAGGTCGAGGGCGAATTAAAACAATAAACTTATGAGAGTAAATCCTAATGAAATAAAGTTTTGCGAAAAACATAATATTGCCTACACTAATTATAATAATAGTAATAGAAGACGTTGTGTAGAATGCGTAAAGGAGTATAATAAATTATCACATAGGTTAGAGAAAAAACGCGAGATTGATAGGAATTATCAAGCAAAGAAAAGGCTGGATAATCCTGATGTCTTAAAACAAGCACAGGATAAATATAAGTTGTCAGATAAGTATAGAGATAGAATAATTTATTATAAATACAAATATAATGAAGGTAAATATTCTAATTTATATTGTGTAGAATGTAATAATAATAGAGTATATAATGATGATTATTGTAATGATTGTAGTAAATTATTACACATAAAAAACAATCATGGTTATATATCTGTATGTAAGCATTGTAATATAGAGTTTGGATTAGATGTAAAGATTAGTAATTATGGTAAAGTATTTCAGTTAAATAGATATTGTTCTGTTCAATGTAATAAGGATAGTAAAATTAATAATCAAATATTATACAAAACAACTGATGCATATAAGGAATTAAAAAGAGAAAGAAAAAGGAATGGAACTCACAAAAAAAGAGTTATTAAAAAAGGTAATAAATATCAGTTGATATATAGACGTATATTGTTTCAAAGATTTAATTATGTATGCCAAGGATGTAATGTTAAATGTGTTTACCCTAATGATATTAATTACAATGATGATAACTGTGCTACGATAGATCATATTAAACCTATTAGTAAAGGTGGTGATCATACTTATGTAAATACACAGCTGTTATGTAGAAAGTGTAATTCAATTAAGAGAGATAATGAAAAGTATTTTGAACACAAACAAAGAGCAAAGCAAATGGAATTACAGTTTGATTTAAACATGGTTAAGCATGGTACAGGTGAACAACTGGCATTGTTTGAACAAGGTCATGGAGCATGAGAGCAACAAGGCACAGAACAGGAGGAAGGTGCATGATGACGCCCTGGGGTCAAAACTTAGGAAAGCACAGGATAATCGTTGCGTCAAACTTATCTCGCATCAACGCATCCTCTAAAAGGGGGTTCAATTCAAAATCATAAACCATAAACAACATGGCACAAAAAAGCATAAAGACAAAACTACTCCAAGGCACCTTGGAGAAATCAAGGGTTAAGACATTCACTCCCGGTGAAATCGGTGAGCCTATGTTCAACCTTGACGCAGATGAGCAAAGAATCTACAATAGAATCCGTGAACACCTCCACCTTCACAAAGCTGGAAAGCAAGTTGATGAGATTTACCTTTCAATTGCAGCACGGGCAATAGGTCATTTATTGCACAATGCCGAGATATTGAGCAAAGATGGTGCAGTTATGGTACATCCAAACGGTGCAAGGCAGGTTAGTGCAGAATGGACTGCATTTAAGCAAGGTTTTGAGTTATTTCTTGAATTATCCAAAACTTTAGGTCTCGATCCAAAGTCAAGGCTAACTTTAGAGTATTTCCAGGATGGAAGTGGTGATGAGGAGGATGAAATCGCTAAACTACTTAAAATGAACTAAATCATGGAACAAATTAAAGAAATTGCCATCTCCATCCTTGCCTCTGCCGTTGCTCTGGCACTTATCTCCGTTCCAGTGTACATTATGTGGAATTGGCTGATACCTAATATTTTTAATCTGCCATACATTGACTATGTTGAGGCATGGGGCTTGATGGCATTTGCGGTTTTGCTAAATAGTATTTTTGGATTGACTGTAAAAAGTAAAAAAGATAAATGAATAAATTTATAAGCGAGGTAACGAATGAGGATTGCATGGAAGGCATGGCGCGTTATCCTGATAAATACTTTGATTTGGCGATTGTTGACCCTCCGTATGGGATTGGTGAAAGTAATGCTAATTTTGAAGGAAGAGGCGTTTCTACAAAACGCTGGAAAAAAGCCATGCCAAAAATATATGCTAAAAAGAATTGGGACAAAGAACCTGCAACAAAAGAATTTTTTATTGAATTAATTAGAATTTCAAAAAATCAAATTATTTGGGGGGCAAATCATTTTATTGAAAATATACCTAATGCAAATAGTAGTTGTTGGATTGTTTGGGATAAAAATAATAACGGAGATTTTGCAGATGCAGAACTTGCATATACTTCATTTAAAACTGCGGTTAGATTAATACAGTTAACATGGTCAGGGTTTATAAAATGCGAACCAACCAATAGGTTTCACCCAACTCAAAAACCTATAAAACTTTACAAATGGCTATTAAGCAACTACGCAAAGCAAGGCGATAAAATACTTGATACGCATTTGGGAAGTGGAAGCAGCCGCATTGCAGCCTATGAAATGGGATTTGATTTTACGGCTTTTGAATTGGATGCTGAATATTTTGAAGCACAGGAAAAACGATACAAGGCGCACATTGCTCAACTTAAATTAGAACTTATATAATGAAATTTATTGAGGATGTTGTTTCGGGGAAGTTATTGTTAGGCAATTACGCAAGGTTGGCAGTTCAACGGCATCTGAATGATTTAAAAAATAAAGACTGGGAATATACCTACTCAGAGGCATACGCTACCAGAGCATTTAATTACGCTACCAGAGCATTTAATTTTATCTCTGCCCTCCGGCATACTAAAGGAGAATTTGCTGGGCAAAGGTTTAACATCCAACCTTTCCAGGAGTTTTTCATAAAGGTACTGTTTGGGTGGCAGAGAAAAGAAGGAGGCAGACGCTTCCGCAAGGCATACCTTGAAATAGCAAGGAAGAACGGTAAAACGGAGTTAGCGGCTGCTATTGCCGTTTACTGTTTCCTATGTGACAATGAAACGGGAGCGGAAGTTTACACAGCTGCAACTACGAGAGACCAAGCTCGCATAGCATTTGATACAGCAAAGGTCATGCTTAAATCATTAAAGGCAGATTCACGGACATTTAACAAGTTAGTCAATGTATTAAAGTATAATTGCAACGTACCATCCACTAATAGTAAATTTGAGGCAGTTGCATCGGAGGCAGATACACTGGATGGCTTGAATCCGCATTATGCAGGCATTGATGAATATCACTCACATAAAACAAGTGATGTGTTAGAGGTAATGGAG